GCGTTAGCTGAATGAAACTTATTAGTATTGGTAATGCAAATGATAATAAACATAAACTAAAAGTAGTTTTAGAAGATCGCGCGGGTCATCAACATACGGTATATTTTGGGGCAAAAGGATATAGTGATTATACGATTCATAAAGATCCTGAAAGAAAAAAGAGATATATCACACGTCATAAAAGTCGTGAAGATTGGACAGCCGCCGGAATTTTAACCGCTGGCTTCTGGTCACGGTGGATCCTTTGGAATAAAATTACATTTGCTGAATCACTTGAAAATACCAAAAAACGATTTAATATTAAGTAGAAATTTACAAAAGTGTTTGATTTATTTTTATGCTTATAAATAAAAATTGAAATTATATTGTAAAATATATGGTAAAATAATCCGGTAAATTAAATATATTTGCTTATAATTAAGTAATATATATGAATATTGAAAAATTAAAAGATGATTTACGAGAAGAATTTATTAAAATTTCTAAATTATCTTATACGGAAAATTTGGAAAATGTAAGTGAAGAAAATCCAAAATGGTGTATTAAAAAATATAAATCACAAATATTTACAGATTGTCATCCAGATACACTAGATAAAATTAACATTACAATTGATTTTTTAAAACATGGAGAATCATCAAAGTTTCAATTATGGAAATATTTACGTAATATAACATCATCTATACCAGAACAAAAACAAATGGGACGTAGTATTTCATTTTTCGTCAAAGATAGTAATTCAAATAAGATTCTTGGTATTGGAAGAATTGGTAGTGATATATTTAAATGTGAAGCTAGAGATAAATATATTGGATGGGATTATGAAAGACTACGTATCCGTCTACCAAATGTAGTAAATATATGGTGCTGTGTAAGTATGCAACCAGTTGGTTATAATTATAATATTGGAAAATTAATAGCATCTCTGTGTTTTTCAACAGAAGTATTACAAGAATGGGAAAATCGTTATAAAGAAAAAATTGCATTAATTACGACTTTCAGTATTAATGGTAAATCAGTTCAATATGATAGATTACCAAATTTAAAATTTGTTGGATTTACAAAAGGTAATGGAACACTTCATTTTCCTAATGATTTATATGAACGTTCAATTGAATTATTAAAAATGGATAATATTAATATTAATGAAATATGTCCACATCCTACAAAAATATCAAAAATAGCTTTCATACTACGTTATCTTGGATTAAGTACAAAAATTATAAACCATGGACAAGAAAGAGGAATTTATCTTGGCGTAACAAGTAATGATTCTATTAAATTTCTTAAAAATAAAATTACTGATTTTCAATATAATTCAAAAAGTATCAATGAAATTGTAGAATGGTGGAAAACACGTTGGGCACAACCACGATATTTACATTTAAAATCATCAAATCGTTTGAAATTAATGGAAGATAATGAAGATAAAGATTCAAATGAATTAGAAGACCTTTCTTCTAATGAAAGGCCTTTCATAAATATTAAAATTGAAGATGTTAAAGAATTACCAATATTACATCCAAGTTATATTGCAGGTTTTTTTGATGGAGATGGTACTATTTCAATTGCATCTAATTATGTATATTTATCATCTTCTCAATGTATGCCATTTCCATTGTTTTCTCTTATGAAACAATTTGGTTCATCAATAAGAACATCTATATCAAAAAATAGTAATTGTCGTGATCAACACACTTGGTTAATTATTGGAGAAAGGTCTTTAGATATTTTAAATGTAATAAAAGATACTATTATTATAAAACAAAAAAGATGTTTAGCTTCAATTGATTTTATTGAAAAATATAAAGAAAGTGACAATTTATTACCTGAGTCATTTACAAATATTAGAAATTTACAAAAAGATTATGAACCAATAACAAAAAATATATATACTGAAAGAATGAATTTAGAATATATTGCTGGTATATTTGATGCAGAAGGATGTATATATACACGTATTCGTAATAATAAATTTTGTGGAAATATAACTATTACTCAACAATCAAATCCATTTTTAATGGAAATTATTCGTGATTATCTTAAATATGATAGTGGTACAGTAAGAAGTTTTAGATATATTATTGAAAATCATAATGATATGTATACATTCTTAACAAATATACTGCCATTATTGATTGTTAAGAAAACACAAGCAGAATATTATATAGATTATTATGAACATAAAGATTCATATAATTTGAAAAAAATTAAAGAAATTTGTTATAATATCAAGAAAGAAAAATATACAAATTATAATATATCTAAAAATGATCTTTGTGAAATTAATAATTACTTTAAAAAAGATTTTCCAATTATTAAAGGAAAAATTCGCATAACTCCAAAAAAAAGAGAATACAAAAATGTAAGTAATAATGCTATTAAACAAAGAGTGATTGGAATATATCAACAAAGCAAAATCACAGATGATATGATTGATAATATTCGTAAAGATTTAGAAAAAGGTAAAATAACTAAAATAGCTATTGCTGAAAAGTATAAAATAGATAGAAATATAGTAACACAAATTGAAAAAGGTAATCGTGTAAAATCTACTGAAGTTACTGAAGAATTAATTAATAAACGTCATCAAGAAAAAGAGGCAGTTAAAATGACTAAAGATAAATTACAAACTCATATAGATAAAACAAAATGGGCACACGAACAATCAGCTATTACCAAAAGAAGTGCAAGTTTTGATCAAATCTTTGAAATATTAAATTATACAAAAGCGCATCCAACAGTTGTTTATAAAGATATGGTTAAAACATTTCCTTTCGTAAATGAAACACAAATTAAGTATATAATTAGTGGTAAAACTGGTTTATATCAAAGAGAGTTTGAAGGTAAAGAATATACATATCAATATTATTTAGATCTTTTAAAAGAAATTGAAGAGTTAAAAAAAACTGGAGATCGCATTAAAAAAGGTAAAGGTAATCGCAAATTATCAGCTGATGTTATTATATCTGTTGTTAAAATGAAAACAGAATCACCTCCAACAACTACTTATAAAGATATAGGTAAGATGTATAACTTAACATCCGAACAAGTAAGGTCTATATTAGCTTATAGAACAAAATGCTTTGAAGAAGAATTTCCTATTCAAAATATTACATATCAAGAATACCTTAATATGTTAGGTATTCAGTCTTAATTATAGTTGGTTTATCAAATAATATAATTATTTTAATTTTTGTAAAAATAAAATTATTTTTGTTATTATATATGTTTGAATGGTAAAGTAAGTATTTATGTAGCAATCTAGTTGCTGTATGCTAAGCCACCCATTCCACTCATGATGCGGAGAACATTGTAATTTACTGCGAAGATCTTGACTTTACCAGTGGTTAAGTTGGAGGATGCAAAGCTGGTGTTTGCGAGGGTACCAGTTGCGAAGGTTTGACCGTTGCCACCGAAGATTGGTGCCATCTTCATGTTTAAGTATGCAGTGTCAATGCGGGAGAAGTTGAGGGTACCGGATGGTTGATGTTCTTCTGGTTTAAGTGCGAAGGAGTATACGTTAATACCTGGGTTACCGCCGGTATTTTCGTGGTGTTGGTATGGTTGCACTAAGTTGAAGTATGAGCCTTCGCGCATGTAGAAGCGGTCTTGGCCGTTGAGTTGAATGTTGGTACCTTGGGATTCATCAATAGTGTTGAGGTTACCCCAGTTGAAGGTGTATGCATCTGGAATTGGAGATACTGGGCCTTCTGATGCGAAGTTGATCCAGTTGTTGGAGTTCCATAAGTTGATGCGTGCATCAGATTGGAATACCCAGATTAATTCCTTGGTTGGGTGGTTGAAGTTCATCTTGATGCGGGTTTGTTGGGTATTGGTTAAGCTTACAGTTACGGTTTCATCACCGGTGAATTGTAATTGTTCAATAAGGTATTCGTGGGAGAGTTGTGCGAAGCGGCGGCGTTCATCGGTATCTAAATAGATGTAATCTACCCAGAGGGATGATTTGTAGATGTCAGATGCTACGGATGCGGTGGTGCTGACTTGTGCGCCGTTGCCACCGTTGCCGTTGAACATGAGGCAGTTTTGTAATACTTCGTAGTCAATGTTGATCTTGACTTCGTGGTATTGTAATGCAATGAGTGGAAGGGCAAGACCTACATTGCGGTTGAACCAGAATTCAAGTGGTACGAATAAGTTAGATACTGCTTGGCCACCGGAGGTGATACCAGATACATTGGTACCGGTTAAGTTAGAGTAACCGAATAAGTAGTTTTGGCCTTCAACGTTTAAGCCAATGTTATTGCCAGAGTTAATTGCATCGAATGAACCTGCGAAGTAACCTACTTGGTTAGTTGCGTTGAAGTTACCGTAGTTTGGTTGTGCGCCAACCATCTTCTTGTATGCTGGTTGTTTGCCAACTGGAAGAGATAATTCGTTCCAGATGTATAACCAGTAAGAGTAGTGTTTATCAATGCGTTGACCACCGATTTCGATTTCAACGTCTTGTAATATACGTTGACCAACATAGTCGACCCATTTGGAGCCGTTTAATAAACCTGGTAATTGAAGTTGTACGTAAATGCGGTGGATTAAATCACCGTTGCGGCTAATTTGTGCTGTTACACGTTTGCCGAAACCTGGTTGACCATTGAATACGTTTTCAATAGATTCAACTGAAAAATTTGTGTGACGACGATAAACGCTTCCTTACCATTTCTGGTAAGGAATGGACCATATCTTAAAGTATCATTGAAAATGTGCTAAATTTTCTCAACTCCACCAACATTTGGCCTCTGAACTGCATCCATAGATCTTGCAATAACGATCCGTAGGACTTGGCTGCTGATTATCCATTGCAGAAAAATATAAATTTTTCTTTATATATATGATTTTCACTATACCCAAGGCTTTTATCTTGGCCAGAATATCGTTTCCAATACTCCTTAGTACATATATCTTTAGGAACTTCCAGCAATTTGATGGTGTTGCAACTAAAAAGTATTACCTTTTTAATCACTAGCTACTACCTTTAATAGTAACTAAGGCCGTTTATATTTAGATGTGTCAAGTCTAAAAATCGTTAACCTTGAAGAAAGTGATTTGGGGGTTGCCGGTTAAGTAGATATCTTGTGCGCCGTATGCTACGAGTTGTAAGAGACCACCACCCATGATTGTTTTGTACAATATACGGAGAAAAAAATTTTAAAGATATTTTAAAAATAAACGAACATATACGCATAAATCATATTAATTACAAAAATAATTAGTATTATTATAATGTTAATAATTTTAATTATCAATATCAATATTCAAACAATTTAAATATTCTATCGCTTCTTCTAATTTTTCTTCCATTGTTTTATTTTTACTTACAAATATTATCCTTGAACCTTTCTTTACTTTTGGATGTTTGAATATTTTATATCCTTCGTGTCCATTACAATTATCTACATAATGGTAAATATATCTAGGTAAACCTATATTTTCTGGTTTATCATATTTTTTATCTTCACTCATTTTATATTTCACCGATTCTTTACGGATTTTTCCGGAATTTCCTTTCCCAATTTTTGCCTTTATTTCATCACTTAATTTTACTCCATAACGAACATTTTTATCACCCATAAATTTTTCTGCTAAATTCTTTTTAGCTTCTTCACACCATTTCGCTCTTACTCCTCCTGCTTTCAAATTATATCCATTTGGTGCAAGAGTATTATATTGACGAATATATTTTGCTTCATAATAATCTAGTTGATCTAGTGAACATATATGAATTGTTTTTATAGTAAAATTTTCAATACCATATTTCTTAAAAGCAGAATATAAAGCACTACATCCAGTATAATTTGGTGTATTAGATAAAGTTATATGTGCTTTAAAACGACCTTCTGCGCCAAAATAACGACCTTTCTTATAACATTTCACTTGTCCAATATATTTCTTATTTGTTTCAGTACATGAAATCATATATATTTCTCCCTTATCACGTAAAATATCACAATTAGTAGTCATTTTCTGGGATTTTTAACCTAATATTTAAATATACCATTTCAATTTTTACCATACCATTTAAGGGACTTTCATATATTTAGCGAGTTTTCACTGATATGGGTCACTCGTACTCGTATAATCATTCACTACTACCGGAATGTTTCCTTTATATTTTAATCGTTTTAGCGTAATTAAACGATGATTCCCATCTACTAAACGAAATTGTATCTTACCATGTTTATCTAATTCTTTATCAACTATTATAGGTGGTAAATTTAACTCTGCTGTCATCATTGTTTGCACTTGTTTTTCATCAAATGTATCCTGTTCTGTCTCAATTTTATATATCGCAGATTTTCGTGAAGAAGATCTCTCTGGTATGGTTTGAAAATCTTTTAATTTAAAAAAATATAGATATACCGATTTTACATTTTCTGGTCGAAAGGTATTCCATAATGATTTACGAATTGTATCACTCCATTCACTTTCTTTTGTCCATATATGATTTGGTACTTCTATAAATTTAAATAATGGTATATTTGATGTTTTTACAGTTGATCCAGAAGAAGACGATGTATGTGAAGATGATGCAATTGGTTTAAGAACTTTTCTATTTTCACGAATTTTATCAAATTTAAAACCAGAACCATATTCATGTATTAATTCTTTCGTTGGTTTCATTAATTCTATACTTGTAAATTCAAGATATCCTCTTGATGAAGACGATTTTGATCTGCTTCGTTTTGTTGCCATAATTATTATATTATTATATTTATTTTATCAAACAATATAATTTACGGATTTTTATACCATTTAAGAACTTATCTATTTTATTTTACTAACTTATATGTTTAAAGAAAAAACTTCTAAAAAGAGAATAGCCACTCATGATACGGCTAAAGATATTTCTACATTAGATGCTCGACATCAATCTATGATTACTTCTCTTCAAGACAGTCAAAATAATATTAAAACTCTTCGGCAAAAATATCATTCTATTCTCAAAAATATTGAATCACTTGAAAAAACAATCAAAACTTTTAAACTTGATGATAATATTGAATGTGATGAATACAATCTCCTTTGGACAAGTAATGTACAACTCCGTGAAATGCGACAAAACATTGAAAATACTATCAAGAAAATTGAATCTGCTGATGATGAAATTGAATACTTTGAAAACACTGGTAGTATTCTCTTCAAATACTATGATCTTATTGAACAACAAGACACACAACAACACACTCTACAAGAAGTTTCAACAATTACTCAACAAAATAAACCTATGATTAAAGGTCGTAAGAAAATTACTATGCCTCCTGCTTCTATAACTATTTTAGATGCTTTCCGTTTTGGTGCAAATATTCCTAATTCTCAATCTAATTTAGATTTAGCTTCTGATTCAACTACTACTGGTATAGGTGATAATGAACAGATTGCAGCTCCAGCAAAAATTGTAGATAAGACAAGTTTAGTAGATGATTATCTTTCACAAATTGATTTAACCCATATTCGTGCAAAAAATACCGAAGTTGCCGGAATTTGTCCTAGATGTCGTCTACCTTTAACATGTATTCAACAAGATGGTGCGATGGTATGTGCTGATTGTGGGTATCAAGAATTACTTCTGGTAGAACAAAACCGACCACTTATCAGGCAATCCAATAAAGAAGCTTCTCATTATAGTTATAAACGTATTAATCATTTCCGTGAATGGTGTAGTCAAGTACAAGGTAAAGAAAGCACGGACATACCAGAAGAGATCTTTGAAAATATATTGAAAGAATTGAAAAAAGAAAAAATCCATGATACACGAAGTATTACCTATAGCAAGATGCGTGAGATTATGAAGCGTTTGAGAATCAACAAATTTTACGAACATATCCATTACATCATTAATCGTATTAATGGTGTTCCTACACCACACTTCAGCCCAGAGTTGGAAGAAAAACTATGCAGTATGTTCAAAGAAATTCAAGGACCATTCTTAAAACACTGTCCAAAAGAGCGAAAGAATTTTTTATCATATTCCTATGTTCTTTATAAATTCTTCCAAATTTTAAATAAACACGAGTATTTACGTTTCTTTCCTTTATTAAAAAGTTAATCAGCTTACCCAATCTGATTTGGCTTTAGTCCTGATGAAAGTTAGGGCTAGTCATTAATTCTGTGTGATTTCTATTTATAGAAATTTGGTGAATAGAATTAATTGGCAACACCGTTGAATTGCGGGAACATCCTTAGAGCTTAAACTACTAAACTATATAAGAAATTATATAGTGGCCAGGGTAATGACCTCGGGTATAGTAATAACGTTTAAGATTGGATAATCCGCAGCGAAGCCTCTAAAAGCTAAAATATAGCTCATGAGGAACGTTCAGAGACTAAGTGGCGGTGGGCTAAAATACATTATATTTTGGCTTAAGATATAGTCCGGCCCTACAGAGATGTAGCTCTAGAATAAAAGACATAAAACCTGTCAGGAGTCTAGAGAGTGAATAATTCTATTATTCATGGGAAAAACCGAGAGAAAAACTTTGGGTACAAGATCAAATCTTCAAGAACATATGTGAAGACTTAAATTGGCCATTTTATCCTTCTTTATAAGCATTATTATCTTTATTATTTATCTTTATTATTTATTTTTATAATATAATGGCTACTACACAATCTTCTTATGGTTATACTCTTCCAACATATTTATTATTAAACAATGCAGTTGTAACATCAAATAATCCATTTCCAGTAACTTTAGGTACATCATTAAATTCTAATAAATCTATCGGCTCTGTAAATATTTTAAATGCTGGTACATTTGTATCACAAACAAATCCATTACCTGTTACTTTAAATTCAAATGCAATTACTGTAACTGGTAATGTCACTATTCCAGCAACTGTAACAGTGAATAGTACTCCTCAAAATCCCGTATATACTCAACCAATTACTCCACAACAATCTATTATTTCTGGATCAAATATAATTGGTTATGTTAATATATTAAATAATTATTCAAACATTAATAGTAATAATCCGTTAGCTGTATCACTTGGTTCAGCAATTGTAAATGTAGCTCCAATTTCTACATCAAATATCATTGGTAGTGTTCTATTAACAAATACTTCTAATTATATTGGTTATGTAGGTATTAGCAATTCGGTTACACTTCCAGTGAGCATACAAACTGCTTCTAATTATATTGGCTATATTGGTATATCCAATTCAGTTCCTTTATCAGTTAATATATTATCATTACCAACAGCTTCTAATATTATTGGTACTGTATATATTCAAACTTCTAATACAACTACTATACCTGTTGTTAATGTAACTGGATCAAATTATATTGGCTATATAGGCATTAGTAATTCGGTTACACTTCCTGTAAGTATACAAACTGCATCAAACTATATTGGCTATGTTGGTATATGTAATTCTATTACTCTTCCTGTAAGTATACTAACAGCTTCTAATTATATTGGTTATATCGGCATTAGTAATTCTGTACCTTTATCAGTAAATATACTTTCACTGCCTACGGCATCTAATATTATTGGTACTGTATATATTCAAACATCAAATACTATACCAGTAAGTATACAAACTAATTCTAATTTAATAGGATCAGTAAATATATTAAACGGGGGCTCTAATATCAATAGTAATAATCCATTAGCTGTGTCTCTTGGTTCAGCAGTTATTGCTACAACTACTATAAATCAACCAAGTTCAAATATAATTGGCTATGTAAATATATTAAACGCAGGGTCTAATATAAATAGTAATAATCCGTTAGCTGTATCACTTGGTTCAGCAACTATTATTACAACAACAATTAATCAACCAAGTTCTAATATAATTGGTTATTTTAATATATTAAATAATTATTCAAACATTAATAGTAACAATCCAATTAATGTTTCATTAGATAGTACTACTGTACAAGTTATAAGTATGCCGGGATCAAATATAATAGGTGGTGTGTATTTATTAAATAATAGTAATGGAAATATTATTTCATCAACAAATCCTTTACAAGTGCAAGTAATTAATTCATCTAATAATGCTGCACCAGTAAATATTCAATTTAATGGATCAAATATTACAAATACTAATCCATTAATTGTTCAACAATCAGCAATGTGTTTAGATTCTTTTCAACGTCAACGTGTATCTGAACCATTCACAATAGCTGATTATAAAAATATATATGCAATTGATCAAAATTACGCTTTCCTCGGATCAAATGGTGGAACTTCCAATTTTTTGAAAAATCAAGCTGCTGCTATATTATCTACATCAAATACAAGTAATGCAACAGCTATATTACAATCATATATATATCATAATTATCAACCCGGTAAAAGTACTCTTATTTTAAATTCATTTAATTTTAATGGATGGACTTCCAATGCAACAAAAAGAATTGGTTACTTTGATGATAATGATGGTATTTATTTAGAACAAACAGGAAGTAATGGAGCACTTTCATTTAATTTACGATCATCTGTTTCTGGCAGTCCAGTTGTAAATAGTGTAACGCAAACAGCTTGGAATATAGATAAAATGAATGGTACTGGTCCATCTGGTTATACTTTAAATATGTCAAATGTACAATTATTCTTTATAGATTTTCAATGGCTTGGAGTCGGCAGAGTAAGATGTGGATTTTCATTGAATGGTATATATATTGATTGTCATGAATTTTATTGTGCAAATTATCAATCAACTGTCTATATGACATCCGGATCTCTTCCAATACGTTCTGAAATACGAAATATCGGTCCATGTACAGGTACAACATTAAATAAATGTTGTTCAACAGTTATTGGTGAAGGAGGATATAATGATGTAGGTATTGATTATTCATTCTCATCCGATTTAGCAACAACGTCTGGTACTGGGGCAAATTCAATACCAGTATTATGTATTCGTATGGCACCAACATTTGGTGGATATTCTAATCATGTTTACGCAAAACTTATAAATATATCAATTCTTGCAACAAATAATAATTTAAATTATTCTATTATAAAATTAAATTCAGCAAGTAATATTACAGGTGGAACATGGGTTAATGTTGATACAAATTCAGCTGTTCAATACAATCAAAGTGCAACTGGTTTAACTGGATCAATTACAAATATACTATCATCTGGATTTGTCGCAGCCGGTGGTACTGGTCCAAATTTATATAATACTGTTGCTACAAATGTAGTGTTAAGTGCTAAGAAAAATTATATCGCAAATAATATTCAATGTACTGATAGTCAAGCTTACGCAGTTTATATAACTGGCTACAATAATAATCAAACATCTTGTTATATTAGTCTTCAATGGCAAGAAATTTATTAAATTTTACCAAAAATTTGTAGCTACATTTTAAATAATTTTTAATTAAAATATATGATATAAAGAATAAATATATTTTATTTAATTAAATAAATGTCATCACAACGTATTTATAATAATTATAATGATAGTGCTTTTAGTAGTTTAAATATACAAAATCGAAATAATCGTTATCAAAATAATGATACTATTGATAATTTTCGATATCGTACATATTATGTAAATATTGATTCAACGGATCGTAATAGAGCATTATGGCCAGATAGTGGGAATTTTGAAGTGCGTTTTCAACCAAGTGGTGATTACCAAGGTGCAACAGTAAATCGTTCTTTTAAAAATGTATATTCAGTTGAACTGATTGATGCAATATATCCAAATATAGTTGGTGTTTCGCAAAATATGTATTTTCTCCTATGTATTCCAGAATTAACGGATGGTATTGGAATATATGAATCAACAAATAATACAACTACAAAAACTCTTTCAAAATTAGTACCATCATCTGTTTTAGGTAATTTTATTCAAACAATATTTCAACAACCTGAAGTGACCCGAATTACTTTTCCAACTGAAGGAAAACGCATTGATAAATTAACTATTGAAATGCGAACAAATACTGGTTCATTATTTCAATTTTGTGGAACAAATGGTTCAAATGATAATGGTGCAATACCAAACCCACTGGTACAAACAAGTTTTACATTACGTATAGTCGTTCGTGATAAAGTTATACCATAAATAAAAATAATTTATTAAATTATTTTTATAATAATAAAATAAAATTTAAACTAGTAAAATACAAATAACTATATAAGGAAAAGATTAAATTTATAATTATTATTTTTATAATATCATTCTTATATAATGATGATAAATACAAATACTAGTACAGAATTAGGACAAAATGAAGTAATGCAACAAACAATTAATACCGGTGTGTTTTTTACAATTGTAGATAAAAAGGATGGTTTATTACATATTAAAATTGCAATATCTAATAACATTAAATATGATGAAAATAATTCAATTATGACGGATACATTTCTTGTAGATAAAGTAAATGAATTTTATAAATTTTTAGAAAATCATTCATTTATACAGAGCAAAAAAAAACAAAATGAACTCTATATAATGACTGATAAAGAATATAAACAATTAATTAAAATTGCCAAAGCACAACATATTTATTATCTAAATAAAGATGCGACTACATCTGATTATGTTGTTAAAAAAATAAATATAAATAGAGGTAATAAAATACAAAAATATTCACCATCAGGTCAACTTATAGTTACATATAATGGTATAAGAGATGCAACACGTAATGAATCTATTACCGATGCAATATTAATAGCTACAATAAATAATAAAAGTTTATATAATGAACATAGATGGGTTTATTTAAATAGAGATTTACCAGATGATACTGTTCAAGATATTGGTGAAACAGTAATTAAAACTAAATATAAAAATGAATTAGTTGCAATGTTAGATATAGATAAAAAAGAAATTGTAAATATATTTATCAATCAAAAAGAAGCCAGTATTGCAAGAAAACTAAAATCATCAGCTTCTATTAATCATAGCATATTACACGGTAATATATGTAGTGGTCATTATTTTCAATACTACAATGATTGTAGTGAAGAATTAAAAAATAAATATATAGAATCTGGTAAAGAATTACCAATTAAAAAGACAAAAGGTATTACGATTAAACAATATAATTATGAAAATGGAGAATTGATAAATGAGTATCCAAGTTTATTAGATGTTCAAATTAAATATCAAGTATCTAATAAATCTTTAAAGAATGCAATTAAAACAGGTGAAGTATTAAAAAACTTTATATGGAAATACTAATTAACATTTCAATAAAATGTATTATTTTTATTTAAATGTTTATGAATTTCCATTTCCGTTCCCATTTCCGTTCCCATTATTTCCATTGTCGCCTTTATCGCCTTTGTCGCCTTTGTCGCCTTTGTCGCCTTTATCTCCTTTGTCACCTTTCTCACCTTGGTCGCCTTTATCGCCTTTATCTCCTTTATCTCCTTTATCGCCTTGATTTCCTTTATCGCCATTATTGCCGTTATTGCCGCTATCTCCTTTATCTCCTTTGTCTCCTTTATCTCCTTTATCGCCATTATTGCCGTTATTGCCGTTATCTCCTTTA